CAGGTTGGTTTCCTTGCTTCGCAGCGTTTGGACGGCAAGCTGATTCTTCCGGAAGCAATCAAGACACTTACCATCAAGAAAGCGTAATCAGAGAAAGGGGTTGGAGTGGGTGGTAACTTTACAGGAAGTCAAGCAGTATCTGCGAGTTGATTTTGAAGATGATGATACATTGCTTTTCTCTCTTATTTCAACTGCAAAACAGCTGATAATGGATGTAGGAAGAATGGACGAGGAACGCTTTTCGGAGAACGAAGATGTGGTGCGGACAGCAATGCTCTACACAGTTTCTTATCTCTATGAAAACCGCAATACCGCAGACTTTTCCAAGCTGACATTAACACTTCGTGCCATGCTGTTTGCACAGCGAGAGGGTGTGATGTAATGGAAATCGGAACTTTGAATCAGCGAATCACCTTTCTGGTGAATCGTGTCGTTACCGATGAAATCGGAAATCACACCGCTGTGTGGGACGAAGCCTTTTCCTGCTGGGCAAAAGTGACTTTGAAAGCTTCTGCGGAGCATACGGACGCTGGTGTGACCAAAGAAACACAGACGCTGGAATTCCTCATTCGGCAAAACCAGCGCTGGATGCCGTCTGTAACAGGCAACCGAATCTTGTTTCGGGATGTTACATACAACATCACCAGTGTTACACCGGATTATCTGCACAAGGATTATCTGAAACTTACTGCAGAAGCCAGAAAGGCAGGGCAAAATGACCAGTATTGACGATCTTGCGGAGGAAATCATGCAGGGCTTGCAGGAGTATGCAGACCTTGCAGATACCGCTATGAAAAAAGCAGTTCGGAAGTCTGCAACGCAAGTGAAAAATGAGATCTCTGCCAATGCTCCGGCAGACACGGGAAAGTATGCGAAAAGCTGGGCAACGAAGAGAACCAAGGAAAACAGCCATTCTCTTGAAATGACTGTCCACAGTAAGAATCGCTATCAACTGGCACATTTATTGGAGAAAGGCCATGCCAAGCGTGGCGGTGGTCGTGTATCTGCTCGTCCGCATATTGCTCCTGCGGACGAAAACGGTGTACAGTTGCTGGAGCATTTAATTGAGGGGGCTTTGTCATGACCTACGAACAAATCGCAGAAATGATGGAGGAAATGGGACTGCCTTTCGCCTACCATCATTTTGCCGAGGACGAAAGCCCTGCACCGCCTTTTTTGCTGTTTTTATCTCCTGGAGAGAATACGTTTTCGGCAGATAATTTGGCATATTTCAGTTGCAAACAGCTGGACATTGAATTGTACACAGACAAAAAGCAGCCGGAATTGGAAGAACAGGTGGAGTCAGTGCTTTCCCAGCACGAGATTTATTATACAAAAACAGAAACATTCATTGATTCGGAAGAATTGTATGAAGTACTCTATGAGATGGAGGTTTGATCTATATGGCAATGGAGAAAAACAAGGTAAAATTCGGTCTGAACAAAGTTCACTATGCAAAAATCACCTCTTATGATGAAGAAGGTGTGCCGACTTTTGCAAAGCCGGTTCGCATTCCCGGTGCAGTGTCGCTGTCTATCGATGCAGAAGGTGAAGCATCCAATTTTTACGCTGATGATGGTGTGTACTATGTGATCAACAATAACTCTGGTTACACCGGCGATCTTGAAATCGCATTGGTTCCGCTTGAGTTTGCGACAGACATTCTCGGTGAGAAACTGGATGAAAAGGGCGTTCTCACGGAAACCAATACTGCAGAAGTATCACAGTTTGCACTGCTGTTTGAATTCAGCGGCGATAAGAATAAAATTCGGCACTGTCTGTTCTGTTGCTCTGCCTCTCGTCCGGCAACAGAATCCAGCACCATTGAGGACGAAAAGGAAGTTAAAACAGAAACACTGTCTTTGACCGCAACGGCGTTGAACAGTGGTTTGGTAAAAACTAAAACCTGTGAGAAAACGGATGCTGAGGTTTATGAGAATTGGTACAAGGCGGTATATATGCCAAATCTGGCTGCCGCTGTACAGAGTGGTAAAGCATCCGCAGCATCTGTGAAAGCGTAAGGAGGTGGCAGTATGGCAATTCAGAAAAATATTACAATTGATGGGATTGAAGTGCCTTTTAAGGCAAGTGCAGCAGTTCCCAGATTGTATCGCTTGAAATTTCGCAGAGATATTTATCAGGACTTTGCAGCACTGCAAAAGTCTGTGGGAGAAAATACAGCACTGGACATCGAGAGCCTTGAGGTGTTTGAGAACATCGCCTATATCATGGCAAAACACGCCGATGCAGCCATTCCGGCTTCTCCGGATGAGTGGCTGGAACAGTTTAACACGTTCAGTATTTATGAGATTTTGCCGCAACTGATCAATCTCTGGGGTTTGAACGTAGAAACACAGGTCAAGTCTAAAAAAAACATCGCTCGATTGACCGACCGATGACCACACCGCTGTTTTTGTTGCGGTGCGTTCAGCTTGGTTTGTCAATGGGCGATTTGAATTTTTTGACCATTGGTCTGGTGAATGATATGTTCACCGAACGGGAGAATGACGAGTGTCATTATGATGTGCTGGCAGATCAGAGGGATTTTGATGCGTTTTGATTACAAGTCATTTTCCTGTATTCTTTTTTGAGCAATGCCGTATACTTCTTCATCGGCTCTGGCACCAATTACAATAATCAGCATCTTATCATTTTGCTTGACAACTTTGTATACGACTCTAAGACCTGCACTTTTCAGTTTGACTTTCAGAAAGCCAGTTAAATCATTGCCGTTTTTGTTTCCAAGCGGTTTCCCATATCCGCCTTCATAAACAGGAAGCGGATTTTGTTTCACTTTCTTGATTACTTTTAAGACCAGTATTCTTTGACTTCCGTCAAGCGATTTTAAATCACTTTCGGCTTCCGGCAGATATTCTACTTCCCAATTCATTCAAATTCTACCTCATCAAAGTCGGATAAATCGTCGTCTGTGATTCCGAGGTCTTTCATAACTTTTTCTTCCGGAATCGTTTCTTCCGGATTGAATTTTTCCATTCGTTTTACAGCCAGAGTGAGTAAGCGGGCATCATTCACTTCATCCATCAGGCTGACATATTCATCCGGAGAAAGAAGCACACATTCCGGTGCATTGTTTTTCATAACAACTTTTGCACCGCTGTTTTTGACATCCTGAAAAATTTTTCCTGCAAGTCCACGATTGAACTGCGAAATAGAAATGGTATTTTGAATTGCTGCAATAATATTCATACGCTACACCTCCACTTATAGTATACGTCATTTTTACATAAATGTCAATAGATTTACTGATAAAAAAGCTGATAATTTTTTAGAACTGAGGTGATTACATGGCAAACCGCATCAAAGGCATCACCGTAGAAATCGGCGGTGATACCACCAAGCTGTCAAAAGCACTGGAAGGTGTCAATCGGGACATCAAGGGGACACAGACACAGCTGAAAGATGTGCAGAAACTGCTGAAACTTGACCCCACCAACACCGAACTCTTGTCCCAGAAGCACAAGCTGCTGGCAGATGCGGTGTCTGCCACCAAAGAAAAGCTGGAAGTACTGAAAACTGCGGCAGAACAGGCAAATACGGCTCTTGCAAATGGTGAAATTTCACAGCAGCAGTATGATGCTTTGCAGCGTGAGATCATCGAAACCGAAAACGAACTGAAACGCCTGACCACAGAAGCAAACAATTCTCACACTGTCCTGGAAAAACTGGGTGTGGTCGGAGAAA